CTAATATCTTTTTTCTCATCCTTTCCATCTACTGATGTAATCATATGTTTTAATCTAGTAGTAAGTGCAGGATTTGATTCTTTATTAATCTTTTTTAATCCAGCTAATTCTCTATCAATAGCTTTTTCGTCTTTTCCTGTTAGAATTTTATATGTTAGAACAGTACCTGTTGATTCTATTTTATAAGTAAATTCATTTTGACCTTGTTCTAAACCTTTGGTATCAAATTCTTTATTATTTAACTCAGTTAAATCGATTTTATGTTCTACACCATTAATACTTACTTCATAATATTTACCATAACCTAAAATTCTAGATACAATAAATACTGCATTTTTGTCTCCAACAATTAAATCATCAATTTTTACTCCTTCAGTAACAATCAATGAATTTAATAGTTTATCTAAAACAATACCTTTTTGAATATAAGATTGGTTAGAAAGAATATCTTCTTCTCTAGCAGTCATATATTTAATTTCTATTTTACCCTTAGATAAAGGATGATCTTTAGGGTATACTATACCTTTTGAGGGTAAATCAATAGTTTCCGTTGGAAATTTAAAATCGCTCATATAATCTTTATTTAGTTTATAACGTTGTTTCTAGTTATACATATTAATGTAAAAAAAAAGCTTGGCAAAGCCAAGCTATTTTTAAAAATATGTTGAAATTTTCTTAGAAATTTAAAATACAATAATCTGGTTGTACTTCTAAACTAATTTCTTGAGCAGCATTTTCAGTATCCCAATTGAAATCTCCAAAATCAGCTGAAGTGATTAAAGCACCTTTAATAATCCATTCAGATACGATATCTCCTACAGGTCCTAATACATCTAATGTAAGATCTTTCTTATAGAAATCACTATAACCATCTCTACCTGTTACTGATTCGTGGTGTAATCTAACCCATTCCATTACTGCTTGTGCACCTGATGGAGTTATTGGATCAAATAACGTCATTGATATTGGGTTCCAAGTAGATTTACCTTTAACAAATCTCTGAACGTTAATATGATTTAAAGCTACTGTACCTTGGTTTAATGTTACAGCTCCCATACCTTTAATTTGGTATGATGGGATTCCATCTACATAAAGAATAAATCTATTCTTTTGCTTTGGCTCAAAAGCTGTGAAAAATATTTCGTTTGGGTCTAATACTGCCATTTTATTATTTTATTTATTTTATTATAAATATTCTATTTTCTAGTTTTTATGATGGAAACGTTGCTCCAGTTGGTAAAACATTGAAATCTAATATAATGAATTCAGCTGTTTTAGTTGGTTGTAGGTAAATTTGTCCTACTAACTCGTTTCTATCTATCACATCTGGTGTGTTGTTTGTAGCATCCATTACAACTTTAAACGCGTATAATCCTTGTCTTTGTTGTACTGATTCTAAGTATGGATTAACTTGTGCTAAGAAATTATTTCTTGTGCTGATTGTATTTTGTTCAAATACTAAGTTATCTGATACTTGTACTATATAAGATTTTAATGCTATTAACAATCTACGTACATTTACTCTATCTAAAGCACTTGCTCTTTTCTGTAATGTTTTCTGACCAAATACTACAACTCCACTTCCTGGGAATGTTGCGATTGGGTTAACATTTGCTTCATATAAAGAATCTCTGTTACCTGATGTTAATTTTCTTTCTGCTTTAACTACGTTACCTAACGCACCTCTAACTAGACCTGCTGGTGCGAACCATGGGTCTGAAGAAGCATCTGTAAATGCGTATACACCTGGTATAAACACAGAAGCTGGTGACCAAACATATTGTGCGTTTGCATCAATTGATTGTAACCAAGGCCAATATGTTGCTGCATAAGAACTATCAAATGCTGACGCTTGTGTTACTACAGTATTTACTGTACTGTTGTAAGGTACTAAATCAACTACTGCTATACAGTCAGTTCTTGATTCTGCTAAACTTACCATCTGTGATACTACTGAAGAGTGATCAGATAATGAATTAATTAATCCAGGAGCTGATATTACATTAAAGCTGTAAGCATCGGTATTTGATAATAAATTTAATGATTGTGTATACTCTGCTGCAATTAATCCTTGAATGTTTGTATTCGTGATATTTTCATTAAATTTCACAGGTGAATTATCGGAATTAACATTTGTACCGTTTCCACCTTGGAATGAACCTGATCCTATTACTGGTATACTACTAGTATATTCACTTTTAGCTGCTCCATTATTATCAAAGTAATCTGGAGTTGGTGAATTAACTGCATTTACAAATACGTAAGCACTGCTATTTGGATATTCACCATTTGATTTTACATAATAATCAACACCATCTTGTTCTACTGTATAGTAAGTATTACCAATAACTTTTGCTACATAATTTGCAGCTGTTGGGTCCATTGATAAGTTATTATATTGTTCTAATACTGCTTTTTGTGAATTTGTATCATTACCACGTCTAATTGACAATGAAAATTGACCTGATCCTGTATTAGCACCTGTAATTTCCCATCTTACGTTATTTCTAGTACCATTTGTTAATGTACCATTTGCACCATCTACTCCTGATTGGTAATTATTCATTACAGCACCTTCAGAAATAGTTTTTAATGAAAATGCATCTTGTCCTACTATATCACCAACTTTTAATACTATTGTACAAGTACCTGATCCACCTGCTTCTGAACCTTGGAATGTAAGAGTTTCACCTGCTGCATATCCTGCTCCTGCTGAAAATACAATGCTTGAAATTACATTATTTGCATCAATTGTAAATACACCTGCTGCACTGTTACTTCCACCACCACCGGTTACAGTTCCTAATGCATGTGTTCCTGCTACTGCACCTGTGATACCATTTGTACCTATTGAAGCACTTACATTAACGTTAGTTTTAAGAGTTCCTGCTGTTCCTTCTAAATTATTTGCAATTGAAGAAGAAGCTTCAGACCATCCTGCTGATCCACTAACTACTCTTACGACTAATAATGATTCGCCGCCTTGTTGGAAATAATTTGATGCTGCTGCTGAGTTTAGGTATGAGTAATATCGTGAGCCACTTTCTACTGACCCTCCGAATATAGCTTCGTATTGCGAGAATGAAGATACCGCTGTTGGAATACCAACTGGACCTTGAATAGCTGGTCCAATTATTGCTGCTCCAAATGTAATTGGTGCAGACCCAATAAAGGATTGATCATTTTCTCTTGCTAATACACCTGGAGATATTAATGTTTCTGCCATTGTCTTATATTATATTTAATATTGTTTTATTATAAATATTAGAAAATATTTCAAAAATTTATTCTGCTGCGGTAAACTCTCCTTTTTCTAAATTGATATTACCATCACCATACTTTTCTTGTAACTCTTGACCAAATTTTGTTTGGTCCTCAGTTAACTTTTGGAATTTTTCTAATAAATCCTCTTTTTGCCTTTCTAAGGCATCAATTCTTAATTCTGTTGCTCCTACCTGTACTACAATTTCATTGTTTCTAGATTGGAAATCTTCTAAAATTTGCAACTCGCTTTCTGATAACTTTTTACTAGCCATAATTTTTTGGTTTTTAATTTATTATAAATATGTTATTGTTTTCTAAAATTAATCTCTACTTCTATGGTCTGTTGTAGGGTTTTGAGTAGGAATACCTGCTGTTTCTATATTGCTAACTGTTTCTACACCAATAGTAACTTTTGCTTTTGAATTATATTTTTTAGTTGATGCTAAGTCTTTCTGAATTGTATCAGGAATTAGGTATCCACGTAATCTAATATTAAAGGTTCCAGTAACTAATCTATCTTTATTAACTGTTAATTCAGTTGCAGTAGTAAAACTATCTATAAAAGATCTAAACATAAATCTTTCAGGATTTCCCCAATATGCATCTGATCCATATTCACATGCTTCAATTATTTTGTTTAATTGTTCCATGTAATAAGTTTGAACTAAACAACTATATTCCATAGTAACATAGTCTGGTTGTGCTACAGCATGAAAAGTTTCAACTGGTATTCTATTATTTAATGTAGCAAAATTACTATAAACATTCTTTTGGTTAAATTGTTTAGAAAATACACCATATAAATTAGGCATATTTGCATCTAATTTATTTGCAACTGTTCTATCTTTTGTAATTGTATCTCTTTTAATTACAATAATAGGTAACATAATAGCACCTTTTTTATCTCTATAGTACCCATCTCTTTGAAATGATTTCCATCTCTCAGGAGCACCATATATTACTGGTACTTCTCTTCTTGCACCATTTTGATAAACAAAAGGTTTAATTTTATTTTCAAAATAATAAAATACTGCTTCATCAATATCTTTAACACCTACAGAAAATTGTTTAGTATCATCATCTCTAAAGCTCATTTGAGCTGATCTGTTATGTTGAATACCTGTTTCTGAGTAATTAGGATTATTTGGGATAACAGCATCATTAGGATTAGTCTGTATTCCTTCTCTATCTCTACCTTTAAACGCAGTATGTTTACTTGTGCTTAAAGTTAATTGTGATTTAGGTATTGGTTTTCTTGGTTTTGCCATTAGAATCTTTCTTGATATGGTGAAATAGCTACTTTATCAGCAGGTATATAATAAGTTGATACTAAAATTGAAACATTATTTCCAAATTCTTCTAACCCAGGATTAAGTGGATTAAGTTCTCCATCTGAATCATTATTAGGGTAATCTGGGTTTTTACCTCCCCAATATTGGTTTGCTACTGTACTTTGTACTCCATAATATGCTTCTTCATACAGTATAATATCTCCTACTCTAGGAACAATATCTTTTTCTACTAAATCATCTCTTAAAAGATAAAATTCAATAGGTTGATCAAATTGTACACCTTCAATTCCTAAAGCATAATCCTGGTTTGATCTATTTATTAAACAATTAAATAAATAAGGACCATTATAATATTTTTCTTCAGCTGCTTCACCGTAAATATTAACTTTGGTTTCTTCTAACTGAAATTGGTAAAAGGCACATTGTTGGGTTATAATATTACCCATCAATTCTCTATTTAGGTTTCTCATAAGAGACCAGTCCCTTTTTCTAGTAAACATTGCCATATTACGCTATATATATTGTGTAGGGCACTTGTTGTAACTCAACCATCTTTGATTCAGCTTCAGATGCTCTTCTATTTAACAATGATTGTCTTGATGTTTCATCAAGATATGTTCTTAATCTATCTATTAATGCTGCTTTTTCAGCTGTTGCAGCTGATATTAAATCTCCCTGATTTAAATTAACTTCAGCATTAGGTATTGGAATACTACTATATTTTCCTCTTACATATCCTAACATTTCTTTTGCTAATGCTAATGTGTATTCAAATATCCATTGTCTACCAACTGAGTTGATAAATTCATATGTTGGGTTTTCATATGGTGCATTTGATACATTAGTAACTCGAGTTGGAGTTTGTCTTACTGCACTATTTATTCTTTCATCTCTTAAAATATAATCAAACCATAAAGTTCCACCACCACATATTGCTGTAATATCTGATTCTTTTAATGTAAATTTTAATTCTCCCGTTGTGTTACTTATATCACCACTTGAACCATCTATAGTAGCTGCTGATACTGTAATTACATCACCTGCTGTATATCCACTACCTGATTCCATTACTTTACAAGCATAAGTATCATTTGTACCTTGTGATCCTATAATTACAAATTTAGCACCACTACCAGCACCTGTTCCAGCTGTTAAATCAATTAAAGATGAAGTAACATCTGCTGCAAATGTAATATTTGGTGTTAATGATGAAGATAAATTATTACCAATAACTAAAGATGACCCTGAAGGGTAAGTATCATTAAAATTAGGGATTGGGAATATTCTTAATTTATCATCTTGAATTCTAAATGAATAATTAGACATTCTAACCATTTCATTCATTTCAATTTGTTGTATTACTTGTAAGTCATAATTTAATGGGGCCATTAAATAACCCATTCCTTGACCAAATCCTCCAAATCCAACAATACCAGCTGCTACTGCTCCTCCAAATCCAAATCCATTATAAGGATCTAAATATCTTGCTGATGCTGGGAATTTTGGTTCATAGTATACTTTTTTAACTTCAATTCCATGAATATATTCTGAACCTGTTAATCCACTACCTGTCATAAAAGTTTGGAAATCATAGTCTTGAACACTAGATGTTAATGTAAATGAACCTGAGTAATAAGGTACATTTCCACCACTACCTGCTTCTTCACCATATTGTTCTGTTAATCTTACAATTGGTTCAAAACTTGGTGTTATTAATGCTTGATTTAAACTAGATCCAGTTGTTATACCTTCAAGTGATAATTGATTATCACGTATTTTATATGCGTATAATTCATTACCATATGTAGTTACAGCTTCTTCAAATGCCGTAAAAAACGAACTTGATTGTAATTCAACATCTACTAAAGGATAACCTAATCTAGAAGCACAGAATTTTGTAACTTTTATAGCGTCAGCTTGAAATGTTGCATCTGAATTATAGAATCCAAATGGTACTGATTTATCATTCCAAATTGGACATCCATCATAAATAGGTACATTCATAATTGAGTATTTTATTATAAATATGAGAAAAAAAAGCCCGAACGTGAGTTCGGGCTAATTTTACTAACTAAGAGTTAATCTCTGATTATAGTGTGTTTAATCCTGAGATGTTGATAGTACCATAAAATTCTGGTCTTACCATTTTCTTAGCATATCTAGTTAACAATCCTTTTCTTGGAGTGAAAGTATTTGGATCGTATACTAGTGGAGTCATGATTAACGGAATGTACGGAGCAAATACAGCACCACTTTCTAGGAACTGAGAACCTCTAAATCCTAATAAGATTTTGTTTTCAGTCATGTAAGGGTTTTTGTATACTTTGTATCTACCGTTGATAGATCCAACTTTTTGTACACCAAAAGCGTAGCTTGCTTTAGCAGCATCACCATCTGAATCAGCAGCAAATCCTGGAATACTTTCTAAGATTGTACCTACAGTTGGAGAACATACTAAGAAGTTAGCACCACCTCTTAAAGTTTTCTGGTGGATGATGTTACTTAGTTTTTGGATTTTAGTTCCTAAAGTTTGGAACCATTGTCCTTGGCTATTATAGAATCCTAAGTCAGAAATTGCACCAGCACTGTCAATTGAAGTGTTGTTTACAGCTGACCAGTTTTCAGTTCCAGCTCCTGCTCCTTCGATTAACATAGAAAGAATTTCTAAGTCAATTTCTAATGAGATATACTCACTAAGGATAGAAGTTAATTCTGCCTCAGCATCTAATGCATGGTATGCATTTAAATCCTGTGCGAATTCTGGAGTCCATACAGCTTTAAGTTTTCTAGTTTTAGCAACGATTGCAGATGATTTCATCTGAATGTTGATTTCTGGAATAACTTGTGGAGGGCAACATCCGCTATTTCCATTCGAACCTGAGTCGTTCCAAGCGTTTGGTTGGCTGTTTCCAGCTTCAAAATCACCTCTGTATCTGTCAGTTGGTTGGATTTGGAATAAGATAGATTGTGCTTCTCCTACGTCACCTGAAGTACTTGGGAACTCAGTCGCAAGTGCTAAAAAGTTAACGTTAGTAGAATCTACAGTTGTGAAAGCAGATAATTGCTTACCAGCAGATCCTGTTACTACTAAGTCAGCAGGAACTCTCTCCGCTGCTGAACCTGAGAATAATTGGAATCCTTGAACACCTGCAAAATCACCATTACCCATTCCTGTCTTAGCAAAGCTTAATTTGAAGTAATCTCCAAATGAAGATGAGTAATCAGAATCGTAATTAAAGTCAGCCCATGTAGCTACTGCTTTAGCAGCAACGTTTACTTGAGATGAAGTGTTTTGTACAGAATATCCGAATCTTCCTGCACCGTAAAGACCACCTGAGTTTGTGTTACCAAATGGTTCAGTTACTCCTGCTTCGCTATCTCCATATAATGAAGAACCTGCAGCGAAAGGAGATTTGTTATTTCCGTATTGGAAATCTAGGTAAAATACTAGACCAGAAGGTAAGTTCATTGGTTGAACGCTAACAAATTCTTTTGCTGCGATTTGACCAAATACTTTTCTTACTAATGGTAAAGCAACTCCAGCCCATTGACCACCGATGTTAACAGCAGTTTGGCTTGAGAATGTACCTGAAGACGCAGCACCTCCACCAGTTTGTGAAGATTCTACTACAAGTTGTTTAGCTTGGTTTTCTAAAATAATACCCATGTTGTTTTTGTGAGTACCATTTAAACCTTCTAAAAGACCTGTTTTTTCCCATTTACCAGCTAATTTAGCAGCATCACTCTGTAGTGATTGGTAAGGGTTTGCGCTTTCTAAAAGAGTATTTAAGCTCATAATAAATAGTTTAAATTGTTAATAATAATTTTAAATTAATCCCGCTAGCTTACGCATACGGTTGTAAACGTCATTTGATTCAATGATAGGCTGTTTTGTGTTTGACGTCGCTGTTGGTTCTAAACCACTAGCTTTCGATGCAGACCCTAAGTTTCTTGATTCATTAATAGACTTGTCTACAAGACCAGTTTGTAATGTTTCGAAAATAGTTTTTGCTTGTTTAACATCCTTAGCATTATCAAATGCTTTTAATACCTTAACTTTTTTACTTTCAGTTAAGTTTTTTGCTTTGAAAATTTTGTTTGTGTAAAGTAACTTAGCATTTAAAAGGTTAACTTCTTGAAGTTCTTTTTTAAGCTCCTGGATTTCATCCATTGCTTCTTTGAATCTCATTTTTTCAGTCTCTTTTTCGATTTTAGTGTCATCTTTGTCACCATCCTCGTTTCCAGGACCTTTTTCACCTTTTACTCGAGATTTTCTTTCGTCAATCTCTTCTTTTGCTTCATCAACTTTTTCACTCTCATCCATTTCGTCTTTTTCTTCGCTAATTTCTACGTCTACGTCTACATCGTCTTCAACTTCTACGTCTTCAACGTCTTCAACTTCAACTTCGTCTTCAACGAATTCATCGCCTGGCTCAATTTCACCATCAGCGACCATGTCTTTAATGACATCCTCGATAAATCCTTTAAGGTCGTCTTCTGACATATCTTCAAGATCGATTTCTTCGTCATCCATCTTGTCTTCCATGTCTTCTTTTTCGTCCTTCATACCATCTAAATATCCTTCTTCTTCAGCGTCAGTTCTAGCATCTTCCTTAACTTCTTCTTTGTCGTCAGCTTTTTTAGCTTCTTCCATTTTGTCGTCTTCGTCTTTTGCTTCTTTAACTTCTTCTTTAGAATCTTTTTCTTCAGATAGATCTTTGGAATCTTCGAGTTCAGCTAATAATTCGTCAAGATCAATTTCTTCATCAACTTCTTCTTTTTCTTCTTGCACTGTAGATTGACCTACTTTTTTAGGTGCAAGATCTTTTAAAGAATCACCTGCTGGAGAATTTTTTCTTTCGAAACTAGGAGCATCCATTTCTTCAACTTTGTCCTCTTTTTCTTCTTTTACATCCTCATCTTTGTCCATTTCTTCTAACTTTGCAGCTAGCATAGATTTTAAATGTGGAGTGAAAGCTTCTTCAAGAGCAAGTTTGGCGTTTGCGATTGCAGTTTCCTTAACGGCTTTAGCATCAGCAATTGCCTCTTTTAGCAAATCTCTGTTTGTTGCCATAATCCCAAAATTTAGTTTGTGAAATACGCTTATTCATGAAGCGTAATAGAAAATTATTAATAGTCTAACATCATATAAGATAATCATGATGTATTACGATTATACGTATATGGAAATATCTTAAAATTACACTATTGGACAAGAACCTTTAGAACAAAGGATCTCAGTAACTATTTGGTTAACTCTTGTATAGTCGTAATTAACCATTTCTTTTCCTTCTTTGATAGTATGCATATAAGAACCTGGGTTAGATGGTGTTGAAACAAAATCCCAACATAATAATTCGAAGTCATCTTGTACTTCCATTACACCACCCATATCTTGTAATGAACCCATTCCTCTTGATGATACACCTACTGTAACACCATGATTAATTAATTCTCTAAGTATGTTTCCTGAAGGTGTAGGTAAAATTTCTATTTTACCCATTACATTATCTCCATCCCACCAAAAATCTGATATTAAGTGAGATACATTTTTTAAGTTTACAACCGAAGATTCAGGATGATCTAATTCACCCATTGAACGTCTTTGTTCAATAAGTTCCTTATATTTTTCCATTTCTCTATTCCATAATTCTTTGGCGTAATATCTACCATTACCATTTTTAACTTCAGCAGTAGCTAAAATCCCTTCAACTAATAAATTACCATTTTCATGTACTGATTCCTTTAGTTGTTGTGGTGACGCCTTAAACGCGTGCGTTTCAATTAGTAATGTCTTCATAAAATAACTTGATTAGTCTTTATAATTGCCTACGTAATCACGATTAATTGCTCCAGCAATTTTTTCTGCATCTTCTCTTGATTTACCTTGATCCATGATTTTATCAACAACACTATCAAATGATTCATCAACTTCTTCAGTTTCGTCTACCATTTCTTTTTTAGAGTATTTTTTACCACAAGATTTTTCGTAAATTTTTTCCATTTTAGCTTTTCTTTTTTCTAAAAGCTTAATTTCTTTTGTCATTTCTTTTAACTTGCCTTTATCAACTAATTCTTTAAGATTTTCATCTTCATTAATTGAATTTACTCTATCAACTTTTTCAGCAATAAAATCATGTAAGAAATTTAATTGAGCTTCTAATTTAACAGCTTCAGCTTCTTTGCCTATTTCAGCTAATTTAGTTTCAATTGATTCTTTTTTAGGTTTTTTCTTTTTCATGTTAGCTTTAATTGCTTTATCTTTAGCAGCCAAATAATCATCTGAATCAATATCTCCATCACCGTCATGATCTTTTTTCTCTTCAATACCTGCTGCTTCTTGAGAAGATTCTATTGCTTCTTGTCTAGCTTCATCAAATTTATCTTCGTTAATTTCATTCACGAATTCATCTAATGAATTAGGTTTTTCAGTTAAACCATTTTCCTCTAACATTTTATTAATTACTTCACCAGACATTGCAGCAAAGCTATTTGGGTTACCTGATGTTGATACACCAGTAAAATGTTCTTTAAGTGTTTTTTTAATTTTTTCTTCAACAGATTCTTTTACTACTTCCATTTGGTTATCAACTTCACCTAAACCAGGAGCTGATTCTTGGTATCCTAATCCTTCAACACCAAATTGACCATTTTTAACATAATGCATAGAATCTTTAGCTAAATTTTCAATTACTTTGGATTGAGCTTCTTCTAAAGTTAAGTTTGGATCGTTTTTAATTTCACAATATACCCCATTCATCATTTCTTGAGCATTAACATTATTAATGTTATCTACTTTAGGTGAATAATCATAGTTATGTGATGCTACATTTTCAACACCATCTGATAATTTATAAGATCCAGCTAATTTGTTATCCATTTCAAATTTATACTTAGGATCTGCTGATACTTTTTCTTCTTGTTCCTTAGTATTAACTTTCATATCATTATTAACGATAGGATTTAAACTTTTATCTCCTGCTTCATTAATGTAGTTAAAATATTTAGCTTCCCAACCTTCTTTTTCAGTTGGTTCTATAGTATTTAATGGTTTTAAATCAACATAATTTTCAGTAATTAACCTATCAGTTAATTCTTTATGTAATTGTTCTGCTGTTTTCTTCATCTTATTTAGTTTTCTAATAGTGTTTTAATATCTTTTATATAATCTTTAATTAAATCCGTTCCAACAACTACAGAATAGCTTTTAGGCTCTTCTCTGTAATATTTAATTGTTTCTATTTTTCCTTGTCTTAATGGTTTAATTAAAGACTTTAATTCGTTTTCAATTTCATCAAACGCATCAATTCTGCTTTGTTGAAATTTTTCTAATTTATCTTCTTCTTCTCTAATATTCATATTATACGTATTAAAAAAGTTTGTTTACTTCGAGTCCTGAGCCTTTTTGTACATAAGTACCATTTTTAGTTTTAGGAACTAGTTTATATTTAAACTGTTTTACATACGCACTATCTGTAACTCCATCAGGACCTGCCTTAGGGCCTGGACCTAATGTTGCTCCTACTCCTTCTTTTACCGGTTTTACTCTGTCGCTAGGAAATCTTTTAACTGTACTACCATCAAATCTTACTGTTGTTTTATCACCTTCTACTTTTTCAACTGAACCAGTACCATACATTTTACCATCTTTATCATAAACATGTACTAATTGTAATGCTTCTTTAATTTCTTTCTTTTTCTTTTTTTTAGGTAATCTAAAAGCATATGGAGTTAAATAAGCACCAGCCGCACCTGACATAGAAGCTTCGTCTACATTTTCATTAAGATATTTACTTATTCTTCTTATAGCATAATCATCACCATAATTACCTGCCATCCAATTATTATGGATATAGTAAATTACATCTTCAAATCTTTCTGGGTTTAATCTAGATCCTGCTTTTATTAGATCTTCCATGTTTTTATCAAACCCATCATCTAATTCATCAAATGCTTCTTCTACAGTACCAACTTTTTTTAATAAATTTAGTGCTTGTTTAATTTGTGGGTTATTAATAATAGTATCACTTTCTCCATCTAATATTTCATCACTAATATCTAACATAGTATCAGCAAATGTTGGAGCATCTTTAATATAATTTTTAGCTTTTACCTGAGTACCAGGAGCTAGATCTACAACATCTACTTCATTTATACCTACTATATTTTTATATTCGTCTGGGTATTCGTTTCTAAGATGTGTTCTAATTGCATTTCTTAATTTACGAGCAGTTTCGTAAAATTCTCTAAATTTCTTATCATCTTTAGTTTTAGTATAAACTCTTTTAGCTACATTAACTAGATCATCCATTTCATCATATAACTTATCAAATCCAGGTAATTGATCAATTCTCCAAGATACTGCACCGGTTTCACTGTCAATTTTAGTAATGGTAGATTTTCTTGTTCCATCATCACTATACATGACTTGCCCAACCTCAAATCCTTCTCCTGGTTTGCGCTTTAGTTCTTTTGCTGCTTCTTCAGATGAAGCAGTTTTAGACATTTCACTAAGTTTATATTTGTACGCCATTTGCTACTTGTATTTCTTTTACTAGTTCGTAATATTGTAACAAATCAACTAAATTATCATTATCTACTTTATCAGTTTTATTTAACTCAGTTAATAATTTAGCTACTTCTGTAATTTTAATTTTAGTAGCTTTGTCTTTTATATTTGTAGACATTTCAGTTAATTTATCTTTTAATATATTAACTTTATTATTATAAAATTCTCTTAATGATGGTGTTGAATCTACTGAGTATATAAATTCTTTAAGTATTTCTTTTTGTTCTATACTTAGACCATCGTACTTATCATTAAATTTTTCTAACAATATTTTATATGTTAAAGTTCTCAAATCCTTGTCATAAGTAGAAAATTCATTAATTACTTCATCTTTTGATTTTTTAGAAACTGGTGATTTAGTTAAAAATTCTAGTAATGTAACTTTATTATTATTAATTTGATCTAAATTAGTAACTTCCTTATAGTTATAACTTTCTATTAAAGTATAAATAGAAGCTATTTCTTTATAATTTTTTACTTTAGAACCAAAGAAAGATTCTAAATTATAATGTTTTTTGATTTCGTTAATCAAATTATACTTTTGTTTTCTAAGTACAGATCTATTAAACTTTTTAGACATTTCTAAAGTAGTTGAAATTAGAGAATTAGCTCTGCCTTCATTTAAGACTTTTGATTTAAGAATTGATTCATACAATTTATACTCACGTCCCAATTCTGTTTTTACAAAATATTCTTTAAGTATATCAATTGCAGGAGAATCTCCTCCTTTTAATGTGTCTGCCGTTATCTGTCTTACTAGTAATTCGAATAATATACCAGTATTTTTAAATTTTGAGTGTTTTATTTTCATCAAAAAATATATTTATTTATAAATATTAGGACTTTAGTTGAGATTCATCAAGTAATGATGATGTGTTTTTATCTTCTTCAAAAATTAACTTCTTTTTGTTAAGAGATTTAAAGATATCTTTATTCTTTAAATAAGTTACTTGAGCACTCTCACTTTCTCCTAAACTTGGTCTACCATCACCATCGTTCTTATCAGTATCTTTCATACGTTTTACACCTAATGGGTCTTTCCCAAAGTTGTTTTCTTGTTTACCTCTAGTAGTCATTGAATCAATTGGTCTTCCTAATTTAGGATCATCTTTAGCATAGCCAGCTGGTACATTAGCTGGATCTGATACTGTTCTTCCCATACCATATAATGAAGCTAAATCATGAGGTGTACCATAAGATTTACCTGTTGCTACTGGGTCATTACCTTCTGCTTTTATTTGATCTAATCTAAATTGACGTTTAGCATCTTCTCTAGCTAAATCTCTATATTCATCATATTGATCTTCACTAAAGTGGAATACATTATGATAAATCCAATCTGAAGGTACTAGCCCTTGTTCTAATAATGAACCTGCCAATTCTGTTTTAGCTTTAAGTAATTCAATTTTTTCTTGGTCATATATAATTGATGGAGTAGTCATTGATAATTCAAAATTAGTCAATGTTTCATCTGTATAACCTTGAGTATATAAATGTACTAATGCAATTTTATTAAATTCAGATAAAATTATTCTTTGAATTCTATCAATAGTACGAGCAAATCTGATGTCTTCGGCAGCTAATGTAGCTTTACCTTCTGTGTTTTCATCATATCCTAAGAATGCTTTTGGTATTTTTAGAGCTGCAAATAATTTATCTCTTAAATATTCTACATCTTGAATACCATCATAAGATAAACCTGGTGTAGTATCAATTTTAGTTGCGTTATCATTACCTCTAACTGGTATGTAAAAGTCTTCCAACATATTTTGCATATTATATTTCAAGTTATACTCACCTGTTTTTTCATCTATCATAGGAGTACGTTTCATACTTGAAATAGTTTTTTGCATAAATGCTTCTACTTCATTTGGAGGAATAGCTCCAACATTTACATAAAATATTCTTTTTTCTGGTGCACGAGCAATTCTATGAATTAACATCGCGTCTTCCATTAATGTATATTGTTTAAATAATTTTCTTGCTGGTTCAATGTATGCTCTACCATAAGGAAGATAATTAACATCAGCTACAAATCTAAAGTGAGCCATTTCATAATTATCAAATACAATACCACCTCTATCATCATTTACATTTTGATTAGGTACATTATAGTAACCATAAGAACCACCCGCAAATCCATCTGGGTTCCATCTAAATTTTACTTCTGCTGGATTTTCTGGGTTTTGACCTTCCATTCTTTCAATATGATAAGCAGTATAAGGTATTACATTATAAACACCAAATTTTTCTGATATTTCCATTTTTAAGAAAAAGTCACCATATTTACACATTTGTCTAATCCACATCCAGGCATTAAACTCAATGTTTAAAACATCATAAAATAAATTATATAGAATTTTTTGTATATCTTCATTTGAACTTCTAATTTGAAGTACTTCACCCATATCATTTTTAAGAGTTGATTCATCGGCTAGGATATCAAGCGCTGAAGCGATAATAGCATCTTGATCCATTATATCATACTCTGAATATAGTTGAGGTCTTAGATAATTATAATTTAAATTAAATTGTGCTCCATATAAAGAGGAAGGAGCAGTAGAATATACTCTATTAAATCTATCAACTAAGGCATTTGTTTCATATTCTCCACTTGCTTGAATATGACCTGAGTCTATTGTTTTTATTTGGTTTCCACCTACGTTTCTTATTACAACATCTGTTGAAAATAATCTTTGTAGTCTTGAAAATACGCTTCTATTTGCCATTTCTATATATTATTATTGTTATAAATATTGCTATAATAACCAATCAATGTTTTCTTTACCATCCTTGGTTTTTATTTCATAAGGATTTTTCATGCCTGGGTTGTTACCATAACTACCTTGATATGCTGATCTATTAACCTGCATATTATTTAATGATTGTCTTGTTAAATCTATACCTCTTTGTTTAAATTTCAAAGCTGTATCCCTAATATACATAGCAATACTAAAAGCCATAACTAAATCATCATTATAACCTGATTGAGCTTCTGGTCTTCCATTACGCCATATAAATGTTTTCATTTCTTCTATCAATCTTTTTGATTGTATTGTTACTCCTTTATCACTAATATATTCCTGAAATTTACCAATTACCATAGGTCTTGTTCTTGATGACATAGTAAATCCAGGAACCATTTTTGAATGATCTTGATATTTATCAAAATACGAATTAACATTTGCTTCTCCACTCTTTTGTGAATAGTAGAGGTTTTGATATGCTCTATCAATTACTACTTGTATAGTAGCCCAACCAATATTAGCATTTTCAATTACTAACATTGCTTCATTATATTCTGTAGCTAATCCAACTAATAAGTGACCATATTCTTTAGTACCTATTTGTCCTTTATATTCAGCAACTTGTACATTTGTTTCTGTATCTATTACATGACATGCAGAATAATCTTTACCATCACCTCTAGATACATCAGCTACTACCATATAACTTCTTGAATAATCAGCTTGTTCCCAAACCCATAAATTTTGGTCATTACCTCTTCTTTCTAAAGGATCTTTAACAAACGATTTTTCATAATATTCAATGTATTCAGGATAAAAAACAATATCACCTGAAGTACTAAAATCGCAATCACATTCTTGTGCCGCCATTCTAGGATCACCTAGTAATTCATCTTGTCTTTTTCTCCATGCTTCATCTCTATCTGGGTGAACATACCAAGGTAATTTTATAGGTAAAAAATCGTTTTCAGCCGCTTCTGCTCTACTCCAAGTTTGATGAAACCAATTACCTGTACCATAAGGAGTACTTAATGCTATACAACCACCTCCAGTTGCTAATGTTTGTTGAGCTGAAGCCCAAATCTCACCAATATTTTCAATAAAAGCTGCCTCATCAATTAATAGCAAAGATACTGCTTCGGATCTACCAGCATCACTACTTGCTGATGTTGCTTTAATTTGAGATCCATTATCTAATCGTAATGTTAATTTGTTATTTTCTTGGGCATCAATTTTAAGCCATGAAGGTAAATTCTCATACATAAATTTTACCTTTGTAACCATGTTTTTAGCTGTTTCTTGCTTTGTCGCTATACACAAAACGTTTTTATCTTTATGGAATGTCATTAACCATAATGAATAACCTGCACCTAATGTTGAAATTCCTAACTGTCTTGATTTTAAGACAATTGAATATGGATTATCTCTCCATAGTGTTAATACTTTATCTTGGAATGGGTATAAGTTGAATTGTATACGTCCCCTTTGTGGGTGCTGTATATAACAATATTTACGCATAAAATGTACTGGGTCTTTAGCACATTTTAAGTATTCACTTCTTATTACTTTCTTTAAGTCTCCAGCCATATTATTTAGCTAATAACAGTACTAATCCCCCAACTACTAATGCACCTGAACCTAATTGGAACAATTTGGTTTTAGCTTTTTGTTTTTTTAAATCAGTTTGTAGTTTTAAAGATAGCTCTTGTGATAAAGCTAATTGGTCTGATTTTGTTAATAAAATACTTTCAAAATTCATAACGCTTTTATTTAGATTAGTAATAATACTATCTTTTAAAACAATTTTATTTTCTAATAAATTTAGTTTATTATTTAATAAACTTAATTCTTCTTGTGCTCCGTCTCCTATTACTAAATCTTTAATTACGAGCTTCGCTATTGGCACTTTCAATCGAATCGATCTTTCTGTATCGGTCTGTGAAAAACTTGAGAAGCTCATCATCGTTAAAATTATCAATGGAATTAACTTTTTCATTTACTTTGTATTTTAAAGTGACAATCTTTTTATCTTGTGATTCAATTTCTGAATCTAATTTTACAATTTCTTGATTTAAAGTATCTATTTTAAATACTAAATCATCATTTATATGATGTAGAGAATCAACTTTTGCTTCTAACCTTTCAATTTTAAGGCTATAATCTTCTACATACTGTTCATCTCCTAAAAATACAAAATAAATTAGTGTACTTAACAGGATAAAAATTACACTATATGTAATTACTCTTTCTTTAGACGACATCTTTTTCTAATTTTGCAACTAAAGATTCTAATTCTTTCTTTTGAGGAGTTTTAACTCTTAAAATATCTTTAATCTTTTCTTTTTCAGCTTCATCAGCAGCACTATATTTTCTAGCTAATGATTTCATTTCAGTTTCAATATTTTTAAGAGCTTTAACAGCTAAATCTAATTTTTTAAATTTACCTCTAGCACTTTTAGCTGCTTTGATAGCATCTTTATCGTCAATATCTTCGTCTTCACCTACAACTCTAATAATATCATCGTCATCAGCTGATGCTTTTACTTTAGCAATATTAGCCGCATCAGTTTCAATTGTAGCTTCAGATAAAGTTTCAATAATGTTTTCTTTAATAAACTCTTTTAATTCAGATTTTTTCATTACAATAAAGGTTTTATTATAAATATGTTAAAGGTTAGTAAACTTTAAAATTTGCTCAACTCGCTCCTCTGTACTACCTTTAATAGTTTCTATATTATTCATCATATAAGCATATTTTCTTATAAAACTTGTTATAGTAAAATCTATAACATCTCTATAATGTTCATCAGTTTCTCTTACACCATTATCTTCAATAGGAAGACCTTCAGGAGAAATATAAAAAATATAATCATATTCTCTGATGAATTCTTTAGCATAATCAACGAATTTATCTTTATCTTGATAAGGTATAGATTTAGCATTTTGAGTAAATGCCATAACATCAATAATAGTTCTGTCAGTTATGATATTATCTTGCATTAATTCAGCACATCTTTCAGCTAAAAATACAGTTTGACCTTTTAATGTAGAATCAGTATTCAATGGAATACCTAAATCGTTTAAATATTTACTACGTTCTGTAGCAAAATTGTATTTCTTAAATTGTTTTGTTTCTTTTAAAGCATTAACTAATGTAGTTTTACCTACACTCATTGTACCACATAAACCTATTTTCATATTATTTATTTAATAACCAACTACTTGATTGTATTTTATCACCTAATCCATCTATCAATGTAATGCCTAATTCATTACAAATCACGCTTTCTGGGATACTTTCATTATTTTGATCTCCTCCATTAGCAAAGAATAAATCATATTCATCATTAAATTGATAGTGTATTGATTTTAATGATTCCACAACTGTCCTATCTTCATCTAAAGACAATATACATCTATCTACTACTGTTAGTTCAGTAATTATTAAACATCTTTCGTCTTCATTTTGGAATTCTTTAGAACCTTTTAATTCCCTTTGTTTATCATTATTAACTAAAACCCAAAGTTCTCCTCCTAATGATTTAGCATTATGAAAGTATTCTATATGTCCTTTATGCAAAGGATTAAAATAACCACTTACTATAACTGCTTTTTTCTTCATTAATTTCTATGATTTTGTCCTTTAGGTGCTGGTTGTTTATACCAAGGTAATCCAGTTTGATTTCGAATTGCTTCTTTATGTTCTTCTTTACTATATTGAATACCATAGAGATAATATTCTGCTTTCTTTTCATTACCCTCTGGTATTAGAGCTGGTCCCTCCCAATTGTGTAATTTATTATCCCAAATATAAGCTATTGTACCATCAGCTTTTTTTAATCTTTGGCTCCTAGGCCATTCTTTAAATTTATTTTCCATATCCATAATATACGTAATTTTTATTAATTTTCCAAAATGCTTTCAGCTACTAATGTACCATGAGCTCCCGATACCGAAATACCTCTTGCAGAAAGGGCATCTCCTACAAAGTGAACATTTGGGTATTTGGTTAATGAAAGGTCATTATAATTAACCAGCGGTTCAGGAGCTAGATATTTTACCTCAGGTACATAGATTCCCCAATCGTCTTTCAACGTAGGAAATACTAATTTCATATCATTGATAAAATCATCAATATATTTAAAATATCCTTGGAATGCATCTCTAACTACATCTAAATTATCTATTTTAGTAGCTGATACATCTATTCCTTCTGATGTTGTTGAAGGTTCTCTAGTAGGACTATAAAATAAACCTGTACTATTTTCTTGTACTTTACCTACTAATTCTCTTGCCCATTTAAATGGCTTTTCTATACCTCTAACTTCCATCAAAATACCAAAATTCGTCATATCATTCCTATAACTTTCATCTTTTTTGGCGTGCCCATTATAGGAATGATCTCCATATGTTTCTTCTACTGCTACATATGCAGCATTATTATTTGTACAAAATGATCTTAAACTAACATTGTCTAATTTTCTATATAATTTAAAATCATAAGCAATATCAATTAATTTTTGAAAGTGCTTTTGTGGTGCTTCAAATCTAACACCTACTTGAGCTGGTTTTTCTTCTGTTGGCAAATCGTATTTTTGCATTATTTCAGAAGTAAAATCAATACCTGATTTACCTACACCAAAAATAAGTGTATCATATACTTCATATGAATCTCCTTCTTCATCTAAAAATACAACTTGACCCTCAAAATCAATATCTGTAACCTTAGTTTCCCAATAAAATTGAACACCTTTAGATACTAAATAGTCATACCAACTTTTACCAATTTCATGTAAATAATCAGTACCAATGTGCCATACTGGGAATAATCTTAAACCAAAGTATGGTTTAATAAAATCTGGTTCTTTATCTGGAGATGATAATACTATTTGCTCTGGGTGTGGGTGAAATCTTTCAAAATTATCTACTACTTGCTTCATTAACTCCATTGCCTTTTCATCACCTACATATTTAGATAATTGTCCACCAATTTGAGTAGAATAAGTTAATTTACCATCAGACCAACCTCCTGCTCCTAGATATCCAGTCATTACCTCTTCATAAGGTCTTTTGTATGGATCTTTACCCATATCAATAATAGTGATTTGACCATCAAAGTCATTATCAACTAATTTTGTAGCTGCGTTTACACCTGCTACTCCTGCTCCAATAATTACTACGTTTTTGCCCATTCTAGAATTTAATTTATGTTTCAATATACGAAAAAAAAATGTGACCTCCAAATGGAGGCCACAGATCTCTTAATTTAATTTATAATAATCGTCTGGCTATGAATCAGACTGTAAAATTTATTTTTAGCTAGCTCTTAATGCTGAAATAGTTGTTGCTGATGCTAATGAAATATCAAATGATGCTGCTGAATTAGCTGCTACTACTGCATTACCTACTACTGTTACTCCTGAACCACCTACTAATGTGATTGCATGAGTTGCAGCTGCTGCATTAATTATATGTAATTTATACATTTCATATACTTGGTGACTTGCTGTTCCGCTAGATCCACCAAATAATCCGTCAATAATTACTGCTGCTGTAGAAGTTGTGAAATTTCTAGCTGCTGATGGTGTACACACAATAATTTGTTTTTTAATTATTGTTGGTGTAACTGTTAAAGCATCATCTGCAGCTGCTTCGTGAGCTGGTTGATAGTTGATAGGTGTATCTACGTTTTGAAAACTATACACTATATCGTTTGCTTTTAATACTTGGCTATTCCAAATATATCTTTCTCCACCACTGAATGTTTTTTCAATACCGTAGTATAATTCGTTTGGTGTTAATGTTGTTCCTCTTGTTCCCGCCATGGCTTTATTTTTTTATTTTAAATTAAATTATATTCTTATTAATGATCCAGCTTCTACACCTGAACCTACTGCAGATATGTAAACTCTAAATCTTGCTGTTGTGTTTGCAGCAATTGTCATTAATCCTACTTCTGTAAGACCACCTGCGTTTCCAGTTACTGTAATTACATTACCTGATAAGTTGGTATATGAAAATTCAAAATAATCACCAACAATCATTCCTAATCCAGCGATTAATTGTGCTGCTGTAGGCATTGCTACACTAATTGGTCCTGTAGGTGTTTGACCTAAGTGTGCATGATATTGAGAGTTTAAAGATTCAGTACTGTCAAATAAATTTGCAACTGTAATTGCAGTTGCTCCAGCAGCTAATCCTTCTTGATTACCACCAAATGTAGATGGTTCTTTTCTATTAACCCAAGACCAGATAAATCTATCTGCTTGCATTACTCTGTTATCCCAGTAATAGTGACTAGCTCTAATTACTTGCTGTTCTAACATTTCATTTGTTCCTAATACGTTTGCGTATGCCATAATTTTTAAATTTTTTTAGTTTTACAATATAAACATATGAACAGTAGTTGCACTAGCTCTTCTTAATCTTACTCTTACACTTCTGCTAACTGGAATTACTAAATTACCATATGCCGTTACACCTGATCCTGCTGCTAAAGTTAATACATTAGATCCACTTCCGTTATTAATAACAGTATCAAATGAATCATTATCTTCAGTAAATCCTAAGTTTGAAATTAGGTTTGCTGCTGTATCAGTTGTTAAAGTGTTTGTGTTTGTGTTTGCACAAGTTCCATATTCAGCTAACCAAAGTGCAGCACCAATTACACCATCTGCGTCTGTGATAGTTACTGGGGCCATTCGTTGTTTAGGTAAATATTTAGCTACGTAGCTGTAAAGGAAATCTTTTGAATCAAGAGTTCTTGAATTCCAATATTCATGTCCTGGTCTTTTTACTAGAAAGTCTAACCAAGAATTTGCTGATTTAATTGCCATAATGTTTGCTGTCTTTTTTTAATTATTAAAAAGCTGGTATTTCACCAACTATAACATTTTTGTTGATTATACATATATGTAAAAACTTAAAAGGTGCCGTTTATTTACAACATCTTTCATTACACCAACCTAGACATACTTTGTTGAATGTAATTTTACAAATTGCTATACAAATTTTTTCTTTCAATTTATTTTTTTATTTTAATCAAATGTTACGTTAGCACTCCATTTAATGTCTCCATTGGGGAGTAATTCTAATTTAATATCAGGATTACCTTCTAATACATCCTTACCACCTACTGAATTTAAGTGGTTAGCTAAATCCATAAATACAGATCCTTCACCTCTTGAAGTAGCAGCATATTCTGCTTTTGTCCAAATATCAGATTGAAATCCTTCTTTTTCTACTACAGAATCGTTAAACATTGCCTCTACATAATCAGCAATTTCTGAATCTGGGTCTATTCCTTCTTTAAATAGCTTACCTTCAGCTAAATATTTTCTTAAATCAAAGTTATCCATTTATTTTAATTTTTAAATCGGTTGTACCTTTTAATATTCGGTGAATTTCACCTTTGGTTATAAATATTGTCTCTCCTTTCTTCATCGCTCTTGGTAGCATATTATCTCTTTGAATACACCATCCTTCACCTTCAAGGATTTCTATTTTTCTGTCTTCATCATCTTGATGCCAAACCAATTCCATTGGATCAACATCTTTAGAGAATGTTCTTATATTATCATCGTCATTATACGGCTTCATTATCCTGGGATATTTGTTGCTATATCTCTTATTAATGTGTTTAAGTCTTTACCTTTTAAAGCTGCCTTTAATGTTTGTAAAGCTCCCTTATTAAGATCACCTTTTAATAAAGCTTGTATTGCTCCACCTCCTGCTAAAACTCCTAAAGTTAGTATCACTGCAGCATATAAAGCGTCAGTTGTTACATCTAAGGCTTTTTCATTTTTAATAAATAACCCCATTACTCTTTTAATAGGACTTTTAAAATCTTTTTCTAATCTATGAGTAAAACTTTCTATTTTTTTAGCAGCTTCTTCTCCTTTACCAAAATCATATTTTTTAAATATTTTTCCTACCCATTTAGATAATATATTAGTTAAAGTAGTACCTGCTAATACAGTTGCTAATATAGATACAGGATCAATTGCCTCATTTACCTTATCTTCTTTACTTAGGATATCTTCTATTTCATCAGCTAATTCCTTACCTAATGAACCCATTTCATTTTCATATAAATGGCCCTCAGCTAAATATTTTCTTAAATCAAAATTATCCATTACCAAAAAGTATTCATGTTAGCACCTAATCCTAATTGACTAGCATATCTTGGTAGTCTACAAGACCAGTAAGATGGTTTTGTTCTATCATTTTTTTCTTTACATCTATGTCTTTTAGCAAATGCATTTCTTGCTTTAGAATTTCTAATTTTTGCTCTTAATCCACCTGAACCAAATGATACTTTTTTAATTCTTTTAGTTTTAGGATCTCTTACATAAACATAATATGCTTTAGAACCACCTCTTTTAGGTTTACCTAGTGGTGGATCCTTTTTTTCTTTTTTCTTTTTCTTTTTAGCTTCAGTAAGTACACTTATTACTGCTTCTCTAATTCTATCTTCACCTTCATCAATACCCTCGTCATAATCACGAAGTTGTTTATTGATTTTATATAAACGATCTTCTAATTTATTTAATTGGTTACCATAATAATCAGCTATCTCTCCTCCTTCTGGTTCAGCTTCTTGCTCCATATCTCTGTATAATTGAGCAATTTCATCTTCAATTTCACCTTTCATACCTCTTAAGGTTAAAGCTTCATCATAATCAATCATTTCTTCTAATGGTAATAAAATATAATCACCATCTCTATGTTGTTTAACAGTAGTCATTTTTTTAAGAAGATCTTTAACTTGGTATTTATTAAATCCTAGTTTAACTAATTCTTTAACTAATGGTTCTAAACCAGCTGCACCACCTTCTTTAGATAATGTTTGTTTAATAACCTCTATACCTTTAACAAAGTTTTGATCTGATACTTCGTCTAAACTACCAATTCCTGATGTTGGGCCTCTTCTAGCATAAAAAGATTGTTGAGCAGCTGCTTCTCTACTTAAGCCACCCATTACGTGATCAACTATATCTTTTAAACCTTCAATTGAAATAGGAGTTGGTGAATAATTACCATCTACCATATAAGCATCCATTCCTGCTCTAGCTAATCTGCTTGTTTCTTTCATTCCAGCTTTTATAGCTTCTTTTTGATCAATTTGATAACCACCTAATTGTCTAATTTGGAATTGATCTTTATCTTTATCGTAATCAAATATTACATATTGATCTTTTCCAGATGGTTCTCTTTTAACAATGTAACTATCATCACTATGGAAGTGATCATCTACTATATATTCTTTGTTAAAGTAATCAAATAATCGACCACCATCCATTGCTTCGTTTAATTGAATCATTGGTAGATCTAATGGAACGATTTCATTTTCATATAAATCAAACTCACCTAAATTTGTTTCCATTAATGCTTCATCTTCTTCACATAAATCAAGAACACCTCTAGAATATAATTTTCTAGCTTCTTTAATCATAGATAAATGAGCATCAGAACCAATTCTGAAAACGTTTTCCATTAATGATATGTTATTATCAATATGGTAAGATAAATTTTCAGATATAAGTTTTTTAACTTTACCTTCAGTTAAGAGTGGTCCCCTTACTGTTTCACATTTATTACATCCACATTGACACATATCTTATTTTATTATAAATATTACTTAGATTTTGTTATTCTTAAAGACATTGGTAAAATTTTACCTTGAGTGTTTCTACCTACAACATCATACTGGGAAGGTCCAAATAGTGGACTATCAGCTTGTAGTTTAACACTAACATTTTTAGTGTTTTTACCTGGGTATTTTATTTCTGCCTTTGTTATTTGTCCTACAGCATCTAAAGCATCTTGAGCTGTAAGTATAGGGACAACTTTTACATCATCTCCTTTAATTTCTTTTACATAATAATAACCATATCCAACAGATGATGCTAAAAATGCTTCAAATTTATCATCATTAATATTAACTTCAGACCAATCATCTACATCTCCTGTTTGGTTAATATAATTATCTATACCTTGTGCTGTTCTTTCTCTATCAATATTAAATATATTAAATAAAACATCAATAGCAGGAGCAACACTATCTTTACTAGAATCATAAACTACTTTTCCATCTTCATAAACAAAGAATGGTATATTCTTTCCACTATAAATTCCTGATCCTGCTTTATTTTTTAATGATATATAGTAATCTTTTCCTTTATAGTTAATAGTTAAATCTGATATTGTTTTTCCTATGTCTTTAGGGCCTTCAAAATTTAAACTACGTTTTGTATCAGTAGCACCAGCAAATGAAATATCATCTGCAGATAATTCTGAATTGTCTATTCCTAAACTGTTATATAAAGTTTGTAATCTTATTGGTAATGCATCATTAGGTTCCCCTGCAAGTGATTTTGCTTGACCTACAAAATCTTGTTCATATTTTTCTCCCTCATTTCCTCCACCTGCTAAATACATAGCTACATCACCATCTTCTGTTTTAAATTTATATAAATTAAATTTACCACTTTTATTATCACCAATTCTAGGACCTACTACTTCAATATCATCTACAACATGAACTTTTTTAATAATATCAATAAATTCTTCACTTGATATTTTTTGTTTATTACCTATTCTAACAGAATTAGCCATTTTAGCTAAACCTGCTTTTTTACCTTCTTCTGAGTCTAATATTTTTTCAATTGCTTTTTTAGTATTTGATGTAACAGATGCTTCTTTTAAACTGAATTTTTCTTCAGTTAATTCACTAATATAAGATTCTAGTAAAGCTACATCATTAGGATTATCCATATCCGGATACCCTTTATCGAATTTGTAAGAAAATTTAGTAAAAAATTTATCGAATGTATTCATTATGCTTCTACGTCTACATCAACATCTACTTCGTCTTCGACTTCAGGTGCTGAATCAGTTTCACTTCCTTCTACTTCTGCCCCACTTTCTGGACCATATTGTAATATACGAGCTATAGCTAATGCAGCATATTCTTCTTCGTCAAGATTTAATAAATAGTATTTCTTACCTTCTACTTGTGCTATCCAACTTCTTGGAGTAAATTGAAGTAAGAAATTTTGTCCGTTTAGTAAGTTAATTCTAAATGTTGATGGACGGGGAGCAACCCAATCAATTCCTTCTAAAAATGAATCAAATTCATGGGTTAATAATGCAACTATTATATCTTTTAATTCAGGGAATTTTGTTAGCTCATCATAAGCTTCGGCAGCATCATCTGCTTTAGATTTTTCCCCAACTACTTGGAGTGCTAATGCTCTGATTTTCTCTCTTAATTCTGCTGCTGTCATTAGTCATTTTGTTTTGCAAGATAAGCTGCTACAGCCATCTCTTTTTTCTTTTTATCTGATTTACCTTTGAATTGTTTTGCGTCTGATTTTTGGAAATCATCTACAAAATCTCCTACTTTATGTTTTTTAGTTAATTTTTCAGCTACACTTTTTGTAAAATCCATGTAATTAACTAACCCAGAAGGTAATTTCATTTTTTTCTTTTTACCTTCTTCCATTGGATAATCTTCATCATCTAAATCATCATAATCACCACCTTCTAATCTATCTACTTCACTACCTAATGTAGTATCATATCTATTATTTGAATAAGCTAAATTAAATACCCCGTATCCTTCCATTCTAGACATTTCATTAGGGAAGTTTTGTCTTACTATTTGTCTAGCTTCATCACCTAATTCTTCTATCTGGTCAACTATATTTCTTAATTCATAAACAGCATTATCTTGGTCAGCATTTTCTTCTAAGGTATATGATTGTGTTTCGTCAACAACAGCTTTAATAAATCCTTTTTTGTATTGTTTAAAATCAGATTCATTATTAATACCAACTACATCTTGATTGAAGTGCATAGCAACTGCTTGTTCTCCATCATTATATCCTACTTCATCTAAACTAATGTTTTCTTCTTCAATTTTATCTTTAGATAAATCTTTTGTTTTGTCTTGTAGTATATTTGATTTAATTAAAAATTTAAGTACTCTTGCTTCTGCGGGTTGTAAAAAATCACCTTCACCTACTTTTAATAATCTTTTTAAAATGTCTAAATCTTCCTGGCCTAAACCATGACCTTCACCTACAACATACTCATTAGGATCACCTTCAAGATCTGCTCCTGATGGATCATTATCTTCTTTAATAAATTTAGCTTTAGCAGCTTTAAAGTCGCCTTTATATAATTGTTTTACAATTTTACGTCCTAATTCTTCTAATTGGTCTGCATTTAAAGAGTGTTTTTTACCAAATCCAGCTAAATAACCTGCTCCTATAAGACCATAGTCAGCAGGATCAATTACATCTTCAACAGATGTAACAGCTGCTTCTTTTGTAAGAGATTGTACAATAAGTTCTTTGATTTTTTCTTTGTTCATGCTTTCAACTTTAGATTTAGCTTTTTTAGTTGCTATACCATACATTACTTTCTCCGCATCCTTACCGTACTTTTTAACTAGATTTTGTTTATTATCTAATAAACCCCGAAGGACAACTTCTCGTGATTCTAGTTCTCTTTCCGTAAGTTTGCGTTCTGTAAGCATTTATTAATCAGAATTTCTTCCAACTACATATTCTCTAGTGAAAAATGTAATTGTATTTCCAATTTGATCTGCTAATTTGTCGTTTCCTAAAGCATCTGCTGCATCCATTGCTGCTTTTAAAGAATCTTGAACGATTTCTTCTTCTGGTGATAAACCAACTTCAACTTTTGCTTTAACAGCTGGTCTTTCAATTTCGATATCATCACCTTCAGCGTCAACTTTTACTTCATCTTCAACATCTACATCAACATCTACTTCTTCTTTATCTTCGATATCAACGTCTACATCTTCTTCTGCTTCAGTATATAATGAATCATGGTATTGTGCACCTGCATCTTCAGCTTCAAATCCACCTTCAGCTAATGTTAATTCAGCTAAAATTGTTTCTCTGATTTTTGCTTTAAGTTCAGATACTTTCATTTTGCTAATTGCATCTTCCATGTCTTTTTTAGCATCTTCCATACCATCTTTGTATCCTTCTTGTTCTGCATCAGTTCTAGCATCTTCTTTCATTGCATCTTTATCATCTTCATCATACATTGGCTTCTTACCATATTCGTTAACTTCTAATTCTTCTTTGTTAACTTTATTTTTTCCAGGTCCGTCAGCTTTACCTTTAGCTTCAGCATCTCTTTTACCAAATTTACCGTAAGAATCATCTCTACGGTCTTTGAAAGATTGTTTTTTATCTTTTTCAGCACCTTTACGAGCACCTAGAGACTCATCTTCTCTATCATCGTATCCTTGCTTATATTTCTTTTCAGAAACTTCTTCAGATTCGTTAACATCTTTCTTGAAATCTTTTTTAAGCTTAGCTAATTTCTTTTCATTATCAGCTATGTCTTTTTCGAGGTTTTTGATATGGTCTCTATCATCTCTAATAGCTCCTTCCATACGTTTTTGCTCTTCTTTATTACCTTTTTTCGAGTCTTCTTTTTTCTCGTTAATCTGGTCGAAATTGTGAATCATCCCAGATGAAAGGTATTTTTTGTAGTCAAAGTTGTCCATTATGTATATTTTTATTTATAAATATTAGTTCCTTCTGTTAGAATTACCCCCTCTTGAACTACTGTTGCCCCTACTAATAGTACCTGAAGGTCTTACAGTAGAGTTGCTAGTGTTCGTTGATGGTCTAGTATAAATATTACTAGAATTATTATTGTTACTAGAATTATTATTATTGGGTCTCCAAGATCCTCTAATATTATTGTTATTGTTGTTATTGTTAATCACTGGTTTACCATTGTTAGGTATGTTATTTGGATTATTATAAACTCTAGGTTTAACATTATACTTTTCTCTTAATTCATTTACAATATTATCAATATTATTATTGTTATTTCTTGGTTTATTATTTCTTCTTACTATTATATTTTCAATGTTGTTATTATCTCTTGGTATAATAGAATTTGTTCTGCTGCCTCTAGGTCCATTAATATATGCTACATTTCCTCTTCTACTTGAATTCCAAACTACATTATAACCTGGATTGTGCCAAGGACCTTGATACCAATTATTCCATGGATCATAAGGTCTATTCCAACTATTCCATCCCCAAGGTCTATACCAACTATTCATACCCCAATAACTGTGGTAAGGATAATTAAATGCCCAATCAGACCAAAACCAATTACTGTAAAAATATACGTCAAATCTATTATATGGACGCCAAAAATTTTCTAATCGTGGGTTATTCCAATACCAAGAATATGGTTGTTGCATTGCATATTGAGCGAAATCCCATCTAAATCTAAAATTATTTCTTAATTTAGATCTTAATTGAAAATAAGAATTAATAGTATCAATTTTTACATCTGAAGGTACTGTTAATACTACATCTTCAGGTCCATAAATTGGATCATGATTTATAGTAGATAACCTATAAGTAGAGCAGGATGATAGTAGTAGAAATAGTACTAATACTACTATCGCTCCTAATAATCTACCTATTTTTTCTGGTCCCCTATTCATTAGTTTTCTTTAGACCAGGGTTTTGTAGTAATTGTTACTGTATTTGTAGTGTTTGTTTGAACACCTGAAGGTAACAACCATTTAGTTTCGTATATCCAATTTGTACCTTGATAGTGTACATTAGCTGTTGGATATCCTTTATTACATACATTATCACAATATACACGTGCTATATGTCCATCATATCCATATTGCATACCAAAAGTACCATTCCCTGGATTTGGTTGTTTTACACTTTTTGGTGGCATAGGATAAAGATTAATATGATCTGATTGAACTTCATTAGAAGATAATTTAACTGTATCTCCTGCTTTTACTACACCTTTATCTGATCCAGTCATAGCCCATGTTTGTTCCCATCTTATGTCTTGATCTGTGTTGTTAATTACTGTTAAAGTAAATTTAGCAGGTGATGTTTCTACTTTTTCTACTTTACCTTTTTTATCCCCACATGATATAACAAATAAAGATAATAATAATACTAAGATTGATTTTTTCATTTTTAAATTAATTTTGGTTATTTACTAAATTCAGCTTTCTTTGTGTTTTTCACAAATTGCTTTCCTTTTTTACTACCACGTACTTTTTTAGCAACTGTAGCTTTACGTTGTGCTTTAGTAAGTGATTGTGCTTTCTTTCTTGGTAGACATCTTGTAGTGGCTTTTCCTTTTTTCATAGTACCACACTTACCAGATATATTACCTGATGTATTAATTCTTACCCAATCTTCTTTTTTGAACCAATCGCGTAAGGATTCTTTTATTCTTTCTTCTGGTGTAAGGGAATCTACTTGGGGTTTATCGTTTACCACTCCTAAGTTAGTGTTAAATTTATTTATAATACCTCTTCTAGGTACTCTACCTATTTCGTTAGTTTTTTTTTTCTTACCACTCATTTGGCCTTTACATACTTTAACAGCACGACCAGATAAGTAGGCAGATGATTTCTCACCAGCAGCCATTCTTCGCTTTCGGTAAGCTTCACCTTTTTTACAAAGTTTTTCTTTAACTAATTCTTTTATTCTGTCCATTAGCTTACATCCATGGCATCGTCATGGTCTAATTTAATTCCTATGTTATCGAATACTTGTTCTAAATCATTATAGTAATCTGGGTTATAATTTCTACCTCCAAAATCACTGTTTACTTGAATACCAAGCTTTTTAGCTACATAACGAATATCATCGCTATCAAATCTTCTTGCTCCTCTAAAGTCATCTTCATCTTTTACTGTCAATTCATCTCCGTTTTCATCATATACTTTAATTTTGTATAAACGACCATAATTGGTATACCAGAAATCAATTTCTTTAATCAACGGAATTATTCCATCAATATACGCTTCAATATCCTTTCGGATATCTTCCTGTAATTGCTTTAGTTTCCAAGCGTGATGATCAAAATTATCTTTCATTACTTTAATTTATTATAAATATGTAGAACTATTTTTTAAGTGACTCTAGGTACTCAACTGTTTCTTTTACATATTCATCAACTTTTTCAACATTTAATTTACCATGCCAAGTTTCTACATCACCTTGTTCAGTAACATGGCCAGTATTTGATTCAGCTAATTTGTCTTTTACAAAATCTTTAAAGTCTTTTATTCGCTGGTCTATTACTTTGTTATTAATTTCATTGAAATGTTCCTCGTATCTGCCTTCCTTTTTTAACTTATCTTCAAATTTGGCATAACAACTCAAACAAAAATTGTAAGAATGATAGTAGGGTTTATCAACTCTTCTATCCATTGTTTTTTTACATTTAGGACAAAATAAAGGCATTATATGTGCCTTTTTAGCTTTATCTAATTTAGTAATATTTTGTTTAATGCCATCTTTAATAGTCCAAGTACGACCATCTCTTGATTCCCAGATATCTCCTTCTTTATATTGTTTATCAGGAGCTGTATAACCTACTGATTCTCTTGTTTTTTCTCCGTATTTACCTTGAACGAGATTACGAATTCTTTCAACATCTTTCTTTTGAAATTCTTTTTTTAGTTGGGTCATAAACCTAATTTTTTCAGATCATTAATTACTTGATCAGCATTCTGATATAAAATAGCTGTTCCACCTGCTCCATTCCATCTATCAATAGTACTAGCTTTATCATCAATTAAAATATCAAATTTTGTTAGATTTGGTTTAACTGTATGTTTTTGTTTAGCTGATCTATATGTTACTTTTGGTTTGGTTGAATACAATGTACCAACCTTATCTTTAACCCACAAGCCTTTTCCAATAACACTTTGTTTTTTTATTGAAGGTGCAGTTAACATTTCAAATGGGTATTGTTCTACAAAATTAACTAGTTTTTCTGCTCCAGGCATTAATTCAATACCTCTCCAAAATGCTACTTTATGTTTTTCATCTATTAAATCCCAAAACGCATCTAAACCATTTTTATCTACATAAGCTTGAGGCATCATACCTGATAAATCTTCGAATCGTTTATCAAAATCAGCTACTACACCATCCATATCTAAATAAATGTAGTAATTTTCATCTTCAGCTATTTCAAATATTGCTTCAGCTAATCCAAAAGGATCTTTATTAGTCCAACTTCTAAACATTATATTACCTGTTTCGTAAGCTTCTCTTTCTATTTGTTCTAATTCCGAGTCTGCATTTACATTATCAGTTTCTATATTGTTTAATCTATCTTCATGGTTTTGGTGAACATGCACTAATTCATGCGCATACGAACGTAATATATCCTTGGGGTGTCTGCCTAATGTATATAACACTACTTCATTAGTATTTGGGTTATAATACGCTGTTTTACCGAAAAAGTTATCTGCATTTTTAAAATCAGTATGGATAAATTTAACTTTAGGATATGGTTTTAATTGTAAACCATCATTTTCCATACTTTTAGTTAATGACTGAATTAATGGATTAAAATCAAAATTAATAGGATCTAATACCTCATTTAATTTTTGCTTTTTTAAACGCTGTGTTTTTTTCTTAGATGCTTCTTTTTTCTTAGTAATATAATCTAAAGCAGTTTTTAAACGTTTCTTTTTAACTGGATCTTTAGTTCTACCATATGCTGCTCTAGTTCTTTGATGTATTAAATTAATAATTTGAGATTGTCTAGCATGTGATTTAGCTTTAAATGATTTTTTATTTAAAGTATCTACTATATCTTGTCTAGTACTAAATTTAATACCAACTGTATCTTTTGGGTCCTCATCAGTGTATAATCTTCTACCTGAGCCCTCTGGTTTTTTACCAGTACCTTTTTTAGGATCTTTTTTCTTTTTTCTACCTTCCATAACTGTATCACTTATATAACCATAAATTTCTTCTACTTCCTCGTCTTTTAATTGTTTAGGAAGTAAAGGTTTTAATTTTTCAATTGAAACCTTAGCTGCATTTCTAGCTGCAGTACCTGAAGCACCACCTTGAGTTACTACTGTTTCAACTCTTAAATTAGGGTACTTATCTACTGACTTAGTTCTTAATGCTATATCTTTAAAATCATCTTCATTACCTTCTCTAGCTCCAATTACAAATATAACATCTTCTTCTGGGTGTTCTTTAGCATAATTATAAACTGCCTGAATAGGTGGTTTAGGACTTAATTTTACTTCAACATTAACTGGTAAATATTGTTTATAAATGTCCCAAATCAATATAGATTCTTCAGGTGTAACACCATCTCTTTCTTTACCACCAATTAAAATAATAAATTTATCTATATTAGGATTTTTCTTAATAGCAGTTTCTACTACTTCAAAATGACCAGCTGTAGGTGGTTTAAAACCTCCTCCATAAACTGCTACCGTTCTTTTTTCATCTTCTGGTAGTAATCCTTTAATTATTTCTTTAACTAAACTCATTTATTTATTTAAGAATTTTGATATTGCTGTTTGGGCTTCTTCTCTTGAAATAGAATTATCAATTATATCTTTAACTCCTTGGTCTTTTAATAATGCTCTAACTTCATTATTTAATTTTTCTCTTTGTCTATCAGCATATGCTTGTCTTGCCGCCGTTTTAGGTTTTGTATTTTTAGGCGCATATGGTTTTAAATACTTATCAACTATAGCTTCTAAATCTTCTAATTTTTCATCTTCTAAAGTATTAGCAACTGATATAAAATTATCATCACCAAATAAAGCTCTATAAGGACCATAATTTTGGGTTACGTTATTCCATGTTTTTAATACAATTGCTGGTGCTAAACTTCTATCTTCACCTTTAGATGCCTGGAATCTTAGTTCGTTTTGTTTTAATGATCTTTCTAAATCAGTATAAACATAAAGCATAAATACTTCATATCCTGCTTTTTTTAGTTCATTAACTAATTCTTCTGTTTTTTTATATGAAGCTGCTGTACCATCTAGTATAAATGATTCTTTACCTGCTATTGTAGCTTCTACTTTACCTTTAAATTCTTTATTTGCATCAGCCATTGCTATTGCTTGTTTACTTCTTTCTTCAGGACCAGCATTTTTTAAATCTAAAGATACATTTGCTTTTTTAAGATTTTGAATATAAGTATCATCTATATTTAATACTTTAAATCCTCCAATATTTAAACCTTTTAAAACATATCCTTTACCAGCACCAGGAGCGCCAGCTAAAATTATTGCCTTAGGTTTATTTTGTCCTCCAATAGCCCCAGCATTTACTCCTGCAGCATTTGTTACTTCATTTAGTATGTTTTCTAGTCTTATCATATGTTATAAATATGATTGTTTAAATCATGTTCATTTTCTTTAAAAATTCTAATTCTTCTTTAGTAACTTCCATTACATTTTTCTGCATTATTTCCTGAGCGCGTTTATATTCTTGCTCTTCCCAATAAATTTCTTCACTACTCATCATATACTCCCATTTTTATTTCGTGGATTAAATTTTCTAATTGTGTTTGACTTGCTGATACTTTTCTAGATTCTATCGTATCTAAAATATCATTTAACTTAAGATAAATTAGTTCTTTATCCAGTGACTTCGTCTTTGCCATATTCATTAATTAATTGATTAATATCTTGTCTAGTTTGCCAACCTTTAACTTGCCATTCTTGGAATTCATCAGATTCATTTTCATCAATGACAGCAACTTCAAATGATGAAAAATAATTTGAATCTGGGTAATCCGGAAATTCTTCTCTTTTAGCAGCTCCAACTGAACCACCTGGTAAGCTATATAAGCCAGGACCTGCTACTACAGAAAGAAATACTTTAGGTTTTAATTCTAATGTAGCCCCAATACACTTTTTATCGTATTTTTTTGGTTTAAATAATAAATTTCTAAATTGCATAAGCGTCTCTTATTCGTTTAACTATTACTAAATGATTACAACTATCACAACATCTACCTTTTTTAGATATTGGATCTGGGTTATGTCCGTACCCTTTAATTGGTCCTTCACAAATAACACATTTTATTTTACTCATAACTCTATTTTACTAACTGGAATTTTAAATGTTGATCTAACTGAAAATAAGTTGTAATCATATAATGTAATATATTTTTTAGTAACTTTTTCAACATTCATTGATCTACCCATAAAACTATTAGCTTCATGAATTGAAAAACTAGGACCATAACTTTCTGAAATTGAATGACAATAAAATTCATAATCTTTACCATTATAAGTAAAGATAAATTTATCTCCTTCTTTCTTTAAACTTTTAATTTTTTTACTTAGAACTAACATAACCTTTATTTTTCTTATTTACGGTGTAAATATACGAAAGGTTTCTCGGGTAGCCAAATTTTTACACGGTTCTCTTTACTGTTGTTTTAAATGAAGTTGTTGCAGGTTTGTGTTTAGGATTTTCTAAATCAAATATTCTTTTTACAGATTTAAATATCTCTATGTTTTCTTCTTGTGTTCTTGGGGATTCATATATTTCCCAATTTTTACCTTTTAATCTTTTACCTGAGTTGTCTACACCTCTAGATTTAGATTTAAGCCATAAAACACCTACACGTTCAGCTTCTTTACCATAACATTCTTTATACATTTGAGCATAAGCAGCACCCTGTAAATCATATGTTGTTTGTAAGTGATTTGATGTTTTAAAATCAATAACCCATAATGTATCGTCAATTTCACAAATTAAATCACAAGTACCAGCTATTTTTAATTCATCACTAAATAAATGTACTTCTGTTTCAATTAATGTTGGTTTATAAGTTTCCCAAAAATCTACAAAACGTAAAAACATTTGCCATACTAATGGATCCATTTTAGGATAACCACTTTCACTTAGGTAAGTTAATTCTTTACCTTCAAAATATCTTTCTATTAATTCATGTACAGCTGTTCCTTCTTCACTTGCTTTTTTAACAATCCAATCTGCACTGTATCCTACTTTTTTAAGCCAATCTTCAAAATATTTACCTTTAGGATAGGAATTTAAGACATATGTAACTGAGGGATAATATTCTCCATTACGTCTATAATACCTTGAATCTGGTAATGTAATTTGTTTGTGATCGTCACTGATCTCTAGAATTCTGTTGTAAGATTTCTTTATCATACTGCTAGTTTTTGCTCCAATAAAGAAGAATAAGTCATTGGAACTGTTTTTTGTATTAATTTAGTGAAATTTTCGAAACCCATCTCACTCGGGTCCTTATCCTGTAAATCTACAAAATAGACTTCTTTACCTTCCATCATTAATTGTTCACAGAAATGTAAAGCTTGTTTTATTGCATCCTTATCTAACGCAATATAAATTTTATTTACAAAGGAACCAACTATTTTTTTCATTAATTCGCTTTGAATGTTTTTTCCTAATAAAGGAATAGCATTTCTTTTAATTGCCATAGCATCAAATAATCCTTCACAAATTATAATTGGTAATCTCCAATTAATAAAGTGTTCATTTGGGATTATATCTCTACTAACCATTGGGTTTCTATATTTTACATATGAATTTTTATCAAATGATCTGGCAACAAAGTAATTTATAATTCCATCTTTATCATAAGTTGGAATAATAATCATATTAGCATATTTGCCTTCTTCACAATAACCAATATTATATTTACTAATATCTGTCATATTAACGCCTCGTTTATTTAAATACGCTAAGGCATGGCGTTTAATAATACTATGGTTATCTGACTGGTCTAAACGCAAATATTCGCTAGGTAACTTTAATGTGTTTGTAACTTTTTCCTTAGTAACATATGAAACATCTTTAACATATTTTTTAGCTTCATGTATTTTATCTTGTGGTGCTCCTGCTTTTTTTAATAATTGTAATATTGATTTACCTTTCTTATTACATACCCAACAATGCCAAGGATTGTGACCATCTTTATTTTCAGTAAAATTAACTTCTAATTTTTGTTTATGATGATTACAATGAGGACAGTGATATGCCATATTACCACGAGCAGTTTGTTTGCCTGTGCCTAATACAGAATTTACTAAAGTAACTAATAACTGGTTTATCATAACACCGTAATATACATTAATGCTTTCTAATTTCCAAAGGGTCTTCGTATTTAATATCTTGTAAATCTTTAGTAAAGAATTTACCTAAAATATTATCATTAAAAAATTCATCTGGTTTTTCTAATACCTGATATAGCATTTGATATTTAATTTCAAAATAAGTTAATGCTTTTTTATTAGGTACACATTTTAATATAGTACGTTCAAATTCATCTTTTTTACCTTCTGATAATAATAATTTTATATCTTTTTGGGAACCATAATAATTTTTCCAATCAGATTCTTTCATTACTAGTTTATATGCAGGTCTTCTTCCTACTACACCTTCAAGCTTTGCTAATTCTTTTTTACCGATTTTTTGTTTTTTAGTAAATTGTAAAACCTTTTTTCCGATATAAGACTTTCCAGTTGGTTTATGGGTTACTATATAAACGAAACCAAATGTGTTTTCTGGAAATTGAGTAATATCGACCATTTCTTGGTTTTGGTAGGTCCAACTCATAATAATTGTTTTAGTTAATTTCGATTAACGCAACGTTAATACATATAGATTAAGTATCTAACATATAATCTGTAGCGAATAACACTCTTTTATTAATATCAATATTTACGTTATCTATATACTTTGGGCTAACCCACCAATCCTCATATGGGCTATTTTTATCAGGAGATATATTAGCTGCTACTAAAATATAACCTGCTTCTTCAAGTAATTTTCTTGATTTTTCTCTATAACTTTTACTATCATCACAATAATAATCATGTTCGTATGTAATAACACCAAACTCTAATTTACCAAATGGTATTTTTTGCAATGTTTTATAAGTATTAAAAGTTGGATCAACATCTAATTGTAAATAATCTATGTAACGAGTTCCTAAATATTGCTCACATATTTTAATATAATCAGCTGTTTTAGAATTTTGATTTAAACAAATATCATTTGGTCTATGTCTCTTCCATTCTTTAAGAAATTCCTCACTTATATCTAAGGACACACCTTTCCAATCCCATGCTGTTAATAAAGCTGTATTATTACCATAATAAGGACGTCCAGCTCCAATTTCTAAATAAGTACCTCCTTTTTTACCATTTAAAGCAGTTAATGCAAATAAATCTTGATAACATTGTGAATAATTTTCTTTTATGTTTACAGCTCCATCAAATTTTCTCTTTAATGATTTATATTGTTCTTGTTTATAAGGTAATAAATCATGCCAAGTAACTGTTGTTGGTCTTTCTTTTATTAAATCAAAGTTAATACAGTTATTAATTACAATTTCTCTATGTGATTCATCTACATAAGGATTATCAAGTAATTCTAACCAAAGATCTTCTGATTGTTTTCTTTGTCCTATATACCAGCAAACATAAGCTTTTTGGAATTTTAATTCCCAATCACCTAAATAACCTACATCATAAGTTAAAGGTTCTTTTCCTGTATGTTGTAAACCTAAATCAGCATATAAATTAGCTGTTTTCCATTGTTCTTTTTCACCATACCATTTACTTAAAAATAAATAAGCTTCAGGTCTAGTAGGTAAATAAGATATAGCTGTTTCTAATTGTCCTTTTTCGTAATTTTTTCTACGTGTAGTTCTATTTAATTGAAGCCAAGTTTTTAAAATACCATTATAAGCTAATAATGGATCTGTATCATGAGTTAATTCTGATGCTCTTAAAAAGTAAGATAATGCAGCAGCTCCTTGTCCTAGATTTTCATATTCTTGACCTAATTCAGCATTAATATAAGGGTCTAAAGGATCCTGAATGTATTTATGTAAATATTCTTTTAGTCTTTCCATTATAATCCGTTATTTGTCCACGACTTTCTATTTAACCATCCTAAATTGTCTAATAATTTAGTTGGCATTTTTAATGCATAAGCAGCATTATCTTGATAACCATATGTTATAATAAAATTATCATCTTTTAAAGCTAAACCACAAGCAAATTCAATTTTAGCTGCCATAAATTTAAATGGTTCAGATACAGCTTCTAAATTCCAATCTTTATCCCATATTACAAATCTATGATAGTAATGAGCATCTTTATGATATCCTGGGTTATGGTAAAAATCTACTTCATGTGTTACACAAATTCTACTTCCATTTTTCCAAGGTATAACTTGTGATCCTCCTCTTAATTCAAAAGGAACTTTAGCATTATATTCTTTAGTTATAACAATTTCACTTGTTTTATTTACAGGATCAATTTTAGCAATTTCTAAATTATTAGCCCATTTAATAAAATGCATTGGCATGTCTAATATAGGCATCCAATTTTTTTCTAAATAAGTTGGTTCAGGTGGTTCAATTCTATCTCTTGTTACTTCCTCGCATACTGTGTTTGACCAATTTATTTCACATAATTCCATTCTACCTTCACCATCATCTTTAACATCACGTCTTACACCGCAAGCATACAATATATCATTCCATCTAAACACCCTAACATCTTCTAAACCTATAAAAGTCCATTTTGGTTTAATATCATGTTTAGATGTATCAATTTTTTGATGTGTTTTTACTTCTAAAGTATCAGGATCTAATTTACATAAATGATTTCCTGTTCTTAATACTATATCATCTTCAGGATTTAAATAAGCTAAACAACCCCAAACACAATAGAAATTTTGGTTAAATTCACTATGATATAAAGAATAATGTACGTGCCTAATATTAGCTATAATATCATCATTATCATCAATAAAAACAGATACATTACATAAACCTGTACCATCTGTTAAATCTCCTGGTATTATTAAGGGTGCAATAGAACCCCCATTATCAATAACTAATTTCGCTAAATTATCTATCATATTTTATTTATAATGTCCTCCACCTAACCATAATACGAAGGATTTTCTGGTTCCCCTAGTTACTGGTGTTACTCTATGCATTAAATAAGAAGGGAATAAAAATACACATCCTGCATTTCTTTCAGCTTTTATAAAATCTCCACTTTCTAAGCTACCACCTCTAAATAATTCTAAATCTCCTCCTTCATAATCATCTGGATCTGATAATTGAACTGTTATAGATACTTTTCTTAATGATAATTCTCTTGGACCTATATCAGCATGCCAATCATAATGACCTGCAGGAGCATGATATTCTGTATATTGTATTCTTTCTGGTATTTGATGTAAATCAAAATTCCATAAAGCATCATTAGCCGTTATTGCCATATTTGACAATTTTTCATATAGCCAAAACCATTCATCATTTTGAGGAATCCATTTAATGTTAGATTTTCTAACTTTACTTTTACCTCCAGCCGTTTGTGCTTCATTCCAAGGTAAGGTATGAACATCTTCTTCAATTTTACTTAATTCTTCCTTACTAAAACCTTGTTCATAGTAATAGTAATTCATTGAATCTGTTTGTTGTTGTTCGAAAGTATAATTTAAATTCATTTTGTAATTTGTTTAATATCAAAAATTTTATCAGTACTAGAATAAGGCATATTCAATAAAGGTTCTGCAAAAGCATATCCTTGGTACTCATGCATTGTAGTTGGATATTCAAAATCGTTTGCCTGAACATTTTTATGGTAGTCATATCCAAATACTTTTGATTTAGTAGCAATCCAACATACTGTTGAAGGTAAATTTAATGCTCTTGCCATATGTTGAGCAAAACTATCAATAAAAATTCTTTTATCAGATCTGAGGAGTAATATAAGTATTTCTCTTATTCCTTGAGTTGCTGGTTCTGCATTAAAATAATATTGAGGTTGGCTTTCATGTTTTATATAATGTACCTCATATTCATCCTTATATTCATTTATAATATCTTGAGTTAATTTTTTAGGTAAATCTCTTGCCCAATTATAAGGTTGGGAACTAGGATGGTCCTTTGGTACTATACCTCCTCCATTAGGATGAATAACTAAAATTGGTTTTTTACTTTTAACTTTAGCTAATTTTTTTTCTTCTTTACTTAAATATATTTTTGGTTTTTCACCTCTATAACGTAAACCAAACATTTCAGCCCAAACTTTATAGATACTAGTTTCACCTTTAATATACTCTGATTCTTGATAAACATTTTTTACAAAGAATTTACAGTTATGTTGGTTATCTGCTACAAAATTTTCTATTAATTCTGTTTTGTCGTCCATTCCTCCTAAATAATTAATATTAGGATTATTATAGAATATTTCAGGATGGGTAGCAATTACTACCAAATTATCATTTGGATAAGTTTTTCTAAGAATTTCAACTATTGCTGTTGCAATAATATTTTTTCCTATTCCACCATAAACTTCAAAAATTATATTCATCCTTGTATATTAAAATTAATTACTGCTCTATGTTTTTTACCATAAAATGGTTCTACTGAGTGTACTATATCATGTGGCCAAATTAATAACATCCCTGCTTTAGGTCTAACAAAATGTTTTTCTCCTCTAATATGAAAAGCAAATACACCACTATAAGGATGATCTTTAATTGGTTCACCATCACTTAAATAATAACCACCTGAGTACATATTAGGTCTTTCTTCACTGTATTGCCATCTATTATGATTATGAGCATTATGTCCTCTACCTTCAGTAGGTTCATAATACTGTACCCAACTTTCAGTTATTTTTGGTTCTTTTTTAGTATTAATTAATTCTTTAAAACCAGCTTTTATTCTCCTTTTAATTGTTTCTATATCACCATTATTATAATTTAAAAAACTATTAGGTTTAACATAAAATCTACTTCCTATAGGTTGTAATTCATGTTTTTCAACCCACTCATCTTGTCTATCATAATTTACTTCATAGTGTTTTTGTCTGTCTTTATCATAACGTCCAGGTAATTCTTGACCCATTCTTTTTTGGTCCTTGTTTAATACACGTAAACCAAAATCATATACCCTATCTGTTATAATATCATCTTCATATACTCTTTTATATACAGGTATAGGAGCTAGATTAAATATATTTTCTTTATCCGTTGGATGAAATATCATAGTTTTCTATTGTTGTAATATCAGAGTCTTCACCTGGGTTATGGATAAAATACGAAATATTTGCTTGGTCTGCACGGAATTCTTTGTTTTTTCTTAAATCCCAAAATGCCCAATCTAATCCTCTTCTTAATTTAGTAACATTATTTACATAATCAATCATTTTTTTAGCACCTTCTGGCCATACTATATAAGCTGCTACACTAGGTTCATTTGGAACAAACCAAAAAGCATCTAAATCTTCAACTGAAGCTAATGCTTCAAAATATAAATCTGGTGCTTTTTCATCTTCATTTAATAATACATCATCTTCAAAAATAAAATAAGGTAATTCTTGATTAGCACATTCTTCTAATAAATTTAAATGCATATATTGAGCACAAACCATAGATGGAATATGTACTCCCCATTTTTCATAATCATTACCTTTAACAAATTCTTTATCAAATTCAGTCATTTCATATGTTTTTCCATCTAAGGCATCAACAAATTCAAAATTTATATGTTGAAACATATGTGACATTTTTTCACGTCTATCTTGACGTCTTTTTAATGATATTACTTTTACTTTATATGTGCTCATAATAAATGTTCATTTTTAAATTTTTCTCTATATAATAATTAAATTCTCTTTGTATACGTCCAATTTTAGTATTACTTTCTAAAATTTTATTTGATACTCCGTATAAACAAGTTGGGTGATATTTTTCAATATATTCTTCCATACTACAATTAGCATAAACTAACATAGCATGTTCTTCAACACAACCTTCCATTTTATCTCTTACTGCTATTTCTATTAATTTTTCTCCTAATGTTATATCTCTACTGTAAACAAAACTAAAATTAGGACTAATTAATCCTTCATCCCATTCCCAATTCCATTTTAAAAATCCTTTAGTAATAATTCTTAGGTGATCTTCTACTTTATTAATTTCAGTAGGATCTTTAAATAAAGGATGATTTTTAGGCATTGCATCATATAAAGCATTATAACAATCTTTATGTTGAGCATATAATGGAACTTGTATTGGTTTTTGACGTAATGATTCCATAAAATCATCATCTAATGGTTTTAATAAATGACAATCCCAATCTAACATAATTACTTCACCAAATTCTTTTAATGCTAAATCTAATGCAATTAATTTTCTTTCATATATTAATTCTAATATTTCATAAGCAAAAGGTGAAGATTCTTCTTCTACATATCTAGTTTCAAAACCACGTTCTTTTAACATAGCTTCATTTTCTCTACCCCAAACATATACAACCTCATTTTGAAGTAAAGGTAGAGGAGGTATTTCATTGTAAGTATGATCACGAAAACCCCATAAAGATCTGATTATTTTTATATTAGACATGTTCGAAGTATTCTGATATTTCTATTTTAGTATCTAACCATTTAGTAAATTTTCTTGATATATCATGTAATCTATTATCATAAATTAAATTTTGATCACTTCTACCTTTAAGTACTCTAGGTGTATATTTTTCAATATATTCTTCCAAAGTACAATCAACATAGATTAAAGTAGCAAATTCATCTACTACAGTTGTTAAATCTTCTTTAATTGCTATATCAACTAATTTTTTACCTAATGATTTATCTCTACAATATACAAAGCCAAAATTAGGAGCTACTATACCTTCTTCCCATTTCCATCCATATTTATGAAATCCTTTTTCCATTAATTTCATTTCATCTATAAATGATTTTGATGGAGTTATATCTTGTATTTCTATTATAGCTTGAGCTGTATCCTCATGTTGAATATATAGTGGGATTTGTATTGGTTTTTCTTTTAATGAATCATAAAAGTTTTTATCTAAAGGTTTTAATAAATAACAATCCCAATCTAACATTAATACTTCATCATATTCTTGTAATGCTAAATCTAGTGCTTGAAGTTTTCTACCAAAATTATTTAATTTCTTACCAGGAAATAAATCATCTTTTACTAATTTACATTCATAACCTAAATCTTGAGCAAACCAAAAAGATTCATAATCAAAACAATAAACAACTTCTTGACCTGAGAATATAGGGACTTTAGGTAATTCATGATTAACACTATCACCCCATAGGACTCTAACTATTTTTACCATATTTGTTCCAATATTTTTTCCATCTTACATCATTAGAAAGTAATTTACCCATTCCATAATGATATACAATTTCTTCAAACCATCCTTTCATTGTTTTATCATATAATTGAGGATTTATGTTCCATCCAATTTTATCTAACCAAACATGATCAAAATTTACTTCCTTATTTCTAGTATAATTTACAGGTAAATACCATTTTTCAGCTTTACCTTTATATCTTTCATGTTCTAATGTTGTATTATGATTAGCTAATGCTATTTTTTGTGTTAATGTATTTACATGATAATCATTTTCTCTAATAACATGCCCTAAAATACCTTGATCTGTTAATAACCAATACCATTCTGGTACATTATGATAACGTTCTGTTTTAACTAATTTTTTATGCCAATTATGGTATTTTTTAAGTAAATCCATATTATTAAAACACAAAAATGAAGTATTAGGGGACCAATCGTCTACATTATAATTTTCAATCCAATTCATATGATCAATCTCTTGATTGAATTTTTCTTCATCAAAATAATAATATCCTCTTCCTATTTCCCAATGTGCTATAGTTAAATCATTTGTTTTAACCCATATTGGTAATTTTTCTCTAATAATCATATCATTATCAAGAAAAACAAATTGTTCTGTTTGGTGAGCTAGACATTTTATTTTACCACTAGTCCAATAATAAGCTGCGTCTACATCAGATTTAGAATAATTATTTAAATATTTTATATCAACTTCATCGTATAAATCTAATATACCAAATCTATGATAAAATGAAGCACCAATTGAATCCGTATACAATTTAATAGGACCATTAAATTCTTTCCAATTTAAAATCGATAATATAGTAAAGAAAATTTGGTAATCAGACATATTATATGTTTCTGATTCCATATTTTTTATTGTTTCAAAACCATGTCCTCTTAACCTATGTTTTTCAAAATAAGGTTTAGTCCAATTTACGTGTATTGCTTTCATTTAATCCATTTTGAAGATAAAGACCATTTCTTTTTATTAGATGAATTTATACATCTAAGTAGATATTGAAAATGTTCTTTTTTCATGCGTTTTTTTTCAACCCCATAGTGCTTATAATATAATGAAGATTCCTTAATATTCCAAATACCTTTAGGGTCTATATCTTCTAACCATTTTAATTTTTTACAATCCCAAATATTTTTATTTAATGTTTGATATGGAATTTTGTTTTTATATATCATCTGTTTTAACATAAGTTGTTCAGATAATATCATGTAATTAGTATTATCAATACCCATTTCAGTAAATTCTGTATGATTTTGGAGAGTTTGTTTTGCATATTCATTAGCAAATTTAGGATCTGGTAAATAAAATAAAGATACATTTGCAGCTTCATTTATTAATCTCTCTACTGGTATTGTTAATTTTTCATTAAATTTACAATGTTTATCTGGATACCAATTGTCTGCTCTTTCATTATAAGAATATAGTAATTTATCATTTAATAATTCATCTATGTTTTTGAATATTAAAAAATCATGATCTACTACTACTATTGGGATTTTTGTTTCACTAATTATTTTAGTTTTACTACTAGACCAAAATACTTCTCTATCAATTTTATCATCATATTCTAGTATTCTTACTTCATCAAATAATTCAAGTAAAGGAGTTTTTTGATAGTGATTGTAAGTAATAAAATCTACATATATTACTGTTTTATGGTTAGGATGATACCTTTTCCACATAGTAATAGATGCTGCTAATAGCAAAGTAAATTTTTTTGTATAAAAATCTTTAGAACGTTTTACGTTCTCTATAACCCATATTATTTCCACTATAACTATTTTTACTTAATTATTAACTTTCTGGACCTTCATCCGCAAAGTCAACATAGAAATTTTTAATATATGCAAATGCTTTACCACCATAAGTACTATTAAAATACCAATTATGATTTGCTGTAGATGTTATAAAAGTTCCTGATGAACTTCCTTCTCTATATCCAACAAATTCATAACCATAATCAGCTTGTGCATTTGTAGTAATATAATTTTGAATATTACTCATTGATTGACATTTATATGCTCTTGTTGCTGCACTAGAAAATGGAGTAGCTATAGGTGAAGTAAATCTTGCTTCACCACCTGTAGCAACTAATAAATTTACAGAAAATAATCTTCCTTGATATCTAGTAACACCTAAATTATCATTAGCTGGTGGGTTTGCTGCACAATTTGTATTTAATGTAGGATCACAGCTTTCAACTATTAAACATGCTAAACTATAATTTCCATTTACACCAAAACTAGTACATAGTCCCCACATACCATTGTAAAACCCACATGATGTTGTTGGATTTGTACTAGTAGATGTACAACCTGCTAGACATATTGTTCCTGCTGTAGTTCCGTAGTACATTAAATTTCATCGTTTATATTACTAGCCCCAAAAATATCCTTATATTTATCTTTTACTACTTTATAAGCATATTGATAAGCACTTCCTGTAATTACATTAATATCAATTCTTGATTTTGTTACTTCTTCACTTGAAGTGTGAATTGTTTCTATAGCTTCTATTCTAGTAGCTGTGATTTCATTTCCATCATCATCAAAATCAATATATTCTACTGATTGATCTTCAAATGAAGATGAGTATGATGTTTCCGTTATTTGAACACTTTCAGTTAAATGAAACTCATGTGGATATGAAAAATTATATACTGTATCATTATGAGTAAATTGATTTGATAACATCCCACTTGCATCCATCCCAACAAAATCTTCTTTGTATACTGGATGTGCTGATGATGAATCTTTACTTATATAATGAGCTGTATTGGCAAATAGATCACCTGTTGTTTTATGGATGACATAATTTTCAATTCGTACATAAAAACTATCTACTGCTCTATTTTGACCACCACTTTCTGTTATTGAACCTGTAACTATAAATCCCATTTTTATTTATTTAATTTATTTACTTTTTCGTTTAATTCTTTTATTGCTTCAATTAATATTGCTACTAATTTTTCATATTGAACTGTGATATAATCTTCACCTGTTATACTAGCTCCCTTATCTCCATCAGCATCAAAAGGTGCTTGTCTAATTATTTCAGGGAAATGCTTTTTAACTTGTTGTGCTATTACCCCAATATGTCGTTCCTTACTATCATATCCAAATTGTTTTGCTAATTCATTAGATCTATAATAAATACCATCTAATTCCATTACTTTATCTAAAGCACTTTCAATTTTACCTTCAATATCTTTTAATCTTTCATCTGAGTAATAAGCAATAACATCACCTGTTGATCGTACTGTACCAAACTGAACTGTATCTGTAGTTCTAGTATATTGGTTCATTGCTGTTGCATATACGTTTGATGTACCTGTTGCACCAGTTTGTCCTTTTTGTCCCTTAGCACCTGTAGCACCTTGAGAACCATTTGAACCATTTGAACCTGGGGCTCCTTTTTGTCCTTTAGGTCCAGTTGCTCCAGGACCACCTGTACCACCTGTTGTACCTTGTGAACCTGTTTTACCTTTTTGT